CAGGTTCAATAGGAACCTCAGGTTCAGGTGGTACATCTGGTTCAACTGGCACTTCAGGCTCAGCTGGAACATCTGGTTCAACTGGCACTTCAGGCTCAGCCGGTTCTTCTGGTTCAACTGGTACCTCTGGTTCATCCGGTAACTCAGGCACATCTGGTTCAACTGGTACATCTGGTTCAACTGGTACCTCAGGCTCATCAGGTAACTCAGGAACCTCAGGTTCAGTAGGTACTTCGGGCTCATCAGGTAATTCAGGTACTTCAGGCTCAGCAGGTACTTCAGGTTCAACAGGTAACTCTGGAACCTCTGGTTCAACTGGAACTTCAGGCTCATCAGGTGTTTCAGGAAATAATGGTACCTCTGGTTCATCCGGTAATTCAGGCACTTCGGGTTCAGCAGGCACTTCAGGCTCATCAGGTGTTTCAGGAAATAATGGTACCTCTGGTTCAAGTGGTAACTCAGGCACTTCAGGCTCAGCAGGATCTTCAGGCTCAGCAGGTACTTCAGGCTCAACAGGTAATTCTGGAACCTCAGGTTCAACAGGAACCTCAGGCTCAACAGGTACATCTGGTTCAACTGGTACTTCAGGCTCAGCAGGTACTTCGGGTTCACAGGGTACTTCAGGCTCAACCGGTAACTCGGGTACATCGGGTTCAGCAGGCACTTCAGGCTCATCAGGTGCCTCAGGCAACAATGGTACCTCAGGCTCATCAGGTAATTCAGGCACTTCAGGCTCAGCAGGTACTTCAGGCTCACAGGGTACTTCAGGCTCATCAGGTAACTCAGGAACCTCAGGTTCAGTAGGTACTTCAGGCTCATCCGGTACTTCGGGTTCAGGTGGTACCTCAGGTTCAACTGGAACATCAGGCTCACGTGGTACTTCAGGCTCAACCGGTAACTCGGGTACATCGGGTTCAGCAGGCACTTCAGGATCATCAGGTGCCTCAGGAAACAATGGTACCTCTGGTTCAAGCGGTAACTCAGGCACTTCGGGTTCGGCAGGCACTTCAGGCTCATCAGGTGTTTCAGGCAACAATGGTACTTCTGGTTCAAGCGGTAACTCAGGAACCTCAGGCTCAACAGGTAACTCAGGAAACAATGGTACCTCAGGCTCTTCAGGTAACTCAGGAAACAACGGTACCTCGGGCTCAAGCGGTAACTCAGGAAACAATGGTACCTCAGGCTCATCAGGTAACTCAGGAAACAATGGTACCTCAGGCTCTTCAGGTAACTCAGGAACTTCAGGCTCAACAGGTAACTCAGGAAACAATGGTACCTCAGGCTCTTCAGGTAACTCAGGAACTTCAGGCTCAACAGGTACATCTGGTTCAACTGGTACTTCAGGCTCAGCAGGTACTTCAGGTTCACAGGGTACTTCAGGTTCAACCGGTAACTCTGGAACTTCAGGTTCAGCTGGCACTTCAGGTTCATCAGGTGCCTCAGGCAACAATGGTACCTCTGGTTCAAGCGGTAACTCAGGAACTTCAGGCTCAGCAGGTTCTTCGGGTTCACGTGGTACTTCAGGCTCAACAGGAAACTCAGGAACTTCAGGCTCAACAGGTAACTCAGGTAACTCAGGAACCTCAGGCTCAACAGGTAACTCAGGAAACAATGGTACCTCAGGCTCTTCAGGTAACTCAGGAAACAGCGGTACTTCAGGTTCATCAGGTAACTCAGGAAACAACGGTACCTCAGGCTCTTCAGGTAACTCAGGAAACTCAGGAACCTCAGGCTCAACAGGTAACTCAGGCAATAATGGTACCTCTGGTTCAAGCGGTAACTCAGGAACCTCAGGCTCAACAGGTAACTCAGGAAACAATGGTACCTCAGGCTCTTCAGGTAACTCAGGAAACAGCGGTACTTCAGGTTCATCAGGTGCCTCAGGAACCTCGGGTTCAACAGGTAACTCAGGAAACTCAGGAACTTCAGGTTCATCAGGTGCCTCAGGAACCTCGGGTTCAACAGGTAACTCAGGAAACAGCGGTACTTCAGGTTCATCAGGTGCCTCAGGAACTTCAGGCTCAACAGGTAACTCAGGTAACTCAGGAACTTCAGGCTCAACAGGTAACTCAGGTAACTCAGGAACTTCAGGCTCAACAGGTAACTCAGGTAACTCAGGAACTTCAGGTTCAACAGGTAACTCAGGAAACAGCGGTACTTCAGGTTCATCAGGTAACTCAGGAAACAACGGTACCTCAGGCTCTTCAGGTAACTCAGGAAACTCAGGAACCTCAGGCTCAACAGGTAACTCAGGAAACAATGGTACCTCAGGCTCTTCAGGTAACTCAGGAAACTCAGGAACCTCAGGCTCAACAGGTAACTCAGGAAACAATGGTACCTCAGGCTCATCAGGTAACTCAGGAAACAACGGTACTTCTGGTTCTTCAGGTAACTCAGGAAACAACGGTACCTCGGGCTCAAGCGGTAACTCAGGAAACAATGGTACCTCAGGCTCTTCAGGTAACTCAGGAAACTCAGGCACTTCAGGCTCTTCAGGTAACTCAACTTCAGCAATCGTGGGTGGTAACGTAAACAACAACGTAGTTACTATGACTGGTAACTCCAGTACCCCATTCAATGGTGAAACTAATTTAACATTTGATGGTACTACTTTAACAGTTACAGGTAATATTGTTGAAACTTCAACTCAGAAAATCAAAGAAAATATTGTAACAATTCCAGAACCTCTAAATAGTTTATTAAAATTAAGAGGTGTAACTTACAACAGAATTGGAAATGACGTTAAAGAAATTGGTTTAATAGCTGAAGAAATTTACCAGATATTCCCAGAACTAGTAAGCTTTAATAAAAATGGTGAAGTTCAAGGTGTAGAATACTCACGTGTAGTAGCAATTTTAATTGAAGCTATGAAAGAGTTAAATATAAAAATTGAAAATCAAACTATATTTATTAAGGAATTACTAGATAGAATAATTAAATTAGAAAATAAATAATATGAGTACTACTATTAATCAAAGCAATGTCACCGCATATAATAATATAAGCAATGCTAACCAGTTTAAAGTAAATAATGGTGGAAAATGTGTTTTACCTAATAGACGGGCTGGTGGTACTACTCTTTCTAATATGTTAAGTACAGATGGAGCTATTTGTTGGAATAGTGGTAGGGGACTTGTTCAATTTTTAGGAAATTCTACTGTATTTGAAATACGACTTTACCCAACACCTTAAAAAATAAATTATGACATTAGAAAGCGATAACGATACTACATGCGGTTCACTTACAGTTAATCGTGATGTTACTGAAACATTTGATACATCCTTTATAGTTGGTACAATAGCAAATACTGGTGAAAACCCTGATTATGTAGGAGTATTAGCCTATAATGCAAGTGACGGCCTTATGTATTTCAGTATAGATGATGGTGGTGGTCCTCCTTTTACATGGCAAGCTTTAGAAGCAGTTTAAATTTTTATTATGGCACAATTTACAGATATTGAATTAAACAATAGTTGTTTTTATCTTCGCCCCCAAACCCCCACAGGGAATATGCGTTTTGTATTACCCCTTTATAGTACTCCCACAGGAAATCCTCCTACTACCTCAATTCCTACAGGTTCTATATGGTTAAATTCCTGTATACAAAAAATAGGTATAGCAGTAAACGAACAAGAACCAGCATGGACTTCTGCCAACAGCATGAACAATGCTCGAAGATTGGGAGCTTCTGCAGGAGCAAGTGGTGCTTCAGGATTAGCTGCAGGAGGTATTCTCGCAGCACCTGGTGCCAGAACAACTACTTCAGAAGAATATAATGGTACCAATTGGGTAGGCGGCAATGCTATGGCTACAGCTCGTTATTTTGGTGCTGGTGCCGGATCTCAAAATTCATCAGTAGTTCTAGGGGGAAATGTCGCTCCTGGTGTAGCAAGCTGCTGTACCGAAGAATATAATGGTACCAATTGGTCTACTGTTACTGCTACCCCTCAAACATGGAATGCTGGGGCCGCCGCAGGAAGTTCTCAAAATGATGTTATTACTTGGGGTGGGGGTGCTAATACTGCAACATCTTTAACATATAATGGTACTAATTATGCAGCCGCAAATAGTACTAATTTTTCTGATAACGGTAGAGGAGGAGCAGGATGTTCTAATTCCGCTTTATCTTTTGGTACAACCGCCGCTAATGGAGTAACTTGTACTGAATGCTACTCAGGAGCAGCTTGGTCAGCTAAAGCCGCAGCCCCTGTAGCTATGAGAAATGCTTATGGGTGGGGTATTGATGCTAACGCTTCGGTTGCTGTTGGGGGTAGGGCAAATTCTCCTGCTAACAATACAACTTGTACTACAACTCGGATATATAATGGGATTACAGATACATGGTCTACAGGACCAGCTATGCCAGCTGGAAGGTTTGGACATATAGCTTTTGGTTGTTACCAAGATGGAGGAGCTTGGGGAGGAAATAACCCCTCAATCGCTACTGGAGCTAGGTTTTGTTTAAGCGGTGCTGAAGTTGTTAAATTTAAATATTTATGTTTAGCTTAATTATATATGAAATACTATTTAATAACTTTTAGAGATAATCCATTTATCACTCACGAAGAATCTAACAATCACCACATAGAAGAATACCTAGGTGATATTTTTGTTACAGATAATTACGAATGGGCTATAAGTAAAGGAGGAATTGAAAAAACTAAAGAAGAAGCTCAAAATCTTATAAATTCTTCTCTTGAGGGGCTAACCTATGGTGAATACGCCGATATAAATTTAATAGGCCAGCCTATAGTAGTTACTTTACCTTAAACTTGCTTTTTTAAAAAAGTTTTATTATATTATGTTATATCTAAATCAATTAATTTATGACCCTTTCAAATTTAAACACTAATCTAATCCCCGTTGGTGATTTAACTCCGGTTTTAAATGTACTTACATTAGAAGATGCTGAATCTTTACTAAAACTTAAAAATGAACTTTCTGATACTTGGACTAAAAAACAAATTTTTAGAACCGAAACAGAAATGAGAATTTCAGTATTAAATGATGCTCACCACCCTACAGATGCTTCTAAATATTGGCAAGCTGTTAGAGAACAAAGTAGTCATTTTGAACAATTAATGATATTATCGTTTTCTATAAGACGAAATGAAATAAAAAGACAAAAACTTTATAAAAAATATGAATCAACAACAGATTCATTAAAAAAAGCTGAAATACAAGTAGATTTAGACGAAAATTTATTTACTAAAGCTTCTTTAGAACAAGAAGCTAAAGATAGAATTAGAGAATTAAATTTATGGTCTAAACTTAAAAATGAATTAGACGATGGATCTTTTGACATTCAAAATGTTAATACCCACCAAGCAGAATCTCTCCAATTAAAACTTTATCATAGAGCTAATACATTAACCGAACACTCAGGTATGGCTGATATTGTAAATACTTTAGGATCATTAAGTACTCTAGAAAGACTTAAAGAAAAAGGAGTTATTACACTACCCCCCGAATTGAAAGAACCAGAACAACTTAAATCTATACAATAGAATGCAATTTATATATCAAAATAAAGAAGCTTTATCTCCTTTTATTTGTAAAGAATTAATTAATAAATTTGAAGATTCTCCATACAAACAAGAAGGAGGTATTTCTAGAGGAGGACAACATACTGTTGATAAAAAGTATAAAGCTTCTACTGATCTGGCTTTTGATCCTTCATTTCTTCAAGATCCTGAATGGGGTAGTGTTTTATCTCACGTAATTAATGTTTTAGAATTAGGATTACAACACTATAAATTTAAATTTTATGAATCTATAAGTGGAATGCAACCACTAAAAATAGATACTCTTTTTAATATTCAAAGATATACTCCTGGGGAAGCTTACCATAATTACCATTATGAAAGAGGTGGAAAAGAAACAGCTTATAGGTCTTTAGTATGGTTAATTTATTTAAATACTTTAACTGATGGGGGAGAAACCCAATTTTATTATCAAGACCATAAAGAAAAACCAGAAGAAGGTAAATTAATAATATGGCCCACAGATTGGACACATATGCATAGAGGTTTATCTTCTTTTACACAAACCAAGTATATAATAACTGGTTGGTTTAATTATAATGAATGGAATTAAGTTATGTTTTACGGAGCTATATTAGATACACCTATTAAAAGTAATTTTAGTGATTTTTATGTTTTTCCAAAATTTTTTACTAAGGAAATGATTAATAAACTAGAAAATTTAGTTTATAATAATTATACTTTTGAAAAAGGAAAAGTTGGATCTGCCGAATTAAATAATCTTGATTCTAGCATATACAATAATAGAGATATAGCATATATAGTTCCAAGTAATGATTCTCAATGGCTTTATAAAATTTTAGAGCCCTTAGTTATAGAAGCTAATGAAAACTTATTTAATTTTGATATTAAATATGTAACAGATGCTATTCATTATGTAATTTATCCTGAAAATGGTGGTCATTTAGACTGGCATATGGATATAGGATATGGTGCAGTTAACAGAAGAAAACTCTCTCTTACAATTCAATTAAGTGATCCCTCAGAATACCAAGGAGGTGAATTTGAAATTTGGTATGGAAAAAACGATAGTTTTGTAGAATTACCTCGTCAACAAGGAGATGTAATTATATTTCCTTCATTTTTAATGCATAGAATTAAACCTGTAATTCAAGGTCAAAGAAAAGCATTAGTATTTTGGGTAGGTGGTGAACCTTTTAAATAATGGAATTTGAAATAAAAAAAGATTTAATTTTCCCTACTTTTGTATGGGAATGTAAAGTTAATAACATTGATAATGATGTTATAAAAGACTATTGTTTTAATTTAAAAGAAAACACTCAAGGAGTTACTATTTCTAATAGAGGGGGGTGGCATAGTAATGAATTAATATTTCCTTTCCCACCATCATTAACTACTTTTTTTCAAGGATTAGACGATTTAGTTAAAGAATTTAGTATAGATTTAAATATCCCAACTTTAAAATTAGGCAACATTTGGTTTAATATTAATTATCAACACAATTATAACATATTACATGACCACCAAAAAAGCATTCTTTCAGGAGTATATTATGTAGATGTTCCTGATAATAATATGGGAGATTTAATTTTACATAGAGGAGATAATGCTGAATTTTTTATTAATAGTAATAATTCTTTTTTTAGTGATTTAACTTATACCGTTAAACCTGAAACTTCTAAATTTGTAATATTCCCGAGTTGGTTAAAACATCATATTGAACGTAATGAAAGTCCTAAAGAAAGAATATCTATAGCTTTTAATTTTGTTTTTTTATAAGATTTTTATTATATTGTAATTATGGAACAAGCTAAAATATTAAATATATTACCAACCCCTATTTTAATACAAAAATATGTAGGTAATACTTCTGTTGTTACCCAATTTTTAGATAGTTTAGAACTTATAGGAGATATGCCTCAAGCTTATGGTTTACATTCTAAAGATACTTATGTTTTAGATCATAAAGAATGTTTTGATTTAAAAAAATTTATATTAACTAATGTTACAAACTTTGCTAAAAAAGTTTTAAAATACGATTATTCTGAATATCGTTTTTCTCAATCTTGGGTCACTCATAAAGAACCAGGACAATTTCATAACCAACATGCCCACCCTAATAGCTTAATTTCAGGAGTTTTTTATTATGGTGATTTTGATGAAAATACTCCTTCAATAAAATTCCATAAAACTTTAGGGGCTATAAACGCTTCTTATTTATCTCCCAAATATACTTTAGATAAAAACCAAAATGAAATTACTACAGATGAATATCAAATAACCTGTGAAAATAATTTACTACTCCTCTTCCCTTCTTATTTATATCATTCAGTTCCTTTAAATACTACAAATAAAGTAAGAAAAAGTTTATCTTTTAATATTTTACCAAAAGGAAAAATAGGAGATTCAAATACTTTAACTGAATTAATTTTTGACAGATTAGTATGATTGAATCTTTTCTTTTAGATATAGACCCTATTGAAGTATCTGATAATTTTCAAGAAAAATATTTAATTTTTCATATAGAAGGAGGTTTAGGAAAGCATATAGCAGCTACAGCTTTATTAAAAGATTTATCTGTTAAATATAATGAAAGAAAAATTATTTTAGTTGTAGGATATCCTGAAATATTTTTAAATAATCCTTATATATACCGTGTTTACACACATGGTATTACTCCTTATTTTTACCAAGATTATATTGAAGGAAAAGATACTATAATTTTTAGGCATGAACCTTATTTTGAATCTTCACATGTTTATAAAAAGAAACATTTAATTGAAAATTGGTGTCATTTATTAAATCTTAAATATACTAAACAAACCCCACAAATTTACGTTAATTACGTACAGAAGAAAAATACTTTAATGTGGGAAAGAGATAAGCCTATAATGGTTATACAAACTAATGGTGGTCCCTTATCTACAACTAATTCTTATTCTTGGACTAGAGATATGCCTTACGAATTAGCAGTTTCTCTTTCTGAAATTTATTCTAAAGATTACCACATAATACAAGTATGCCATCCAAATTCCTTAAAAATTCCAAATATTGAAGTAGTAGATTATGTTCTTAGTAATTTTCAATTAAGTGCTTTAATAGTTAATTCTTCTAAAAGAATTTTAATAGATTCTAGTTTACAGCATATAGCAGCTGCTTTTAACCTTCCTTCTGTTGTATTATGGATTGGTACTTCTCCTCAAGTTTTTGGTTATAATCTCCATAGCAATTTACTATCCCGAAATCCTACAAATAAACCTAAATTAATAGATTCTTATTTATTTGACTATTCTTTTGAAGGAAAACAACATGAATGTCCCTATACTAATATTGAAGAAATGTTTCACATAGAAAATATTATAGAAGCTATAAATAAAATTTAATATGCCCCAACAGATATTTTTTAATACTTCTTTTCCTAGAGCAGGATCTACCTTGTTACAAAATATAATAGCCCAAAATCCCGATTTTTATGTTACTCCAACATCAGATATTCAGGGATTATTAGTATATGCTCGTAAATCTTTTTCTACTAGTGAAATATTTAAAGCTCAGGATACTAAAATTGTAGACGAGGGTTTTAAATCATTTTGTAAATCTGGTTTATTTGGGTGGTTTGAAGGTATAACCGATAAAAAGTATGTTTTGGATAAAAACCGAACATGGGGTATATCTTATGATTTTGTAGATTGGTTTTACCCTAATCCTAAAATGATAATGTTAGTACGAGATTTAAGGAGTATTTATGCTTCTACGGAAAAATTTTATAGAAAAAATCTTTATTTAGATTATGATATTGTAGGGTGGGAAAGTTTTAAGAATAACACTACAGATGATAGATTAAAATTTTATATGAGTAATAACCCAATTGGGACTCATATAACTCGTACTTATGATATACTAACTCAAGGTAAAGCTAATAAAATTTTATTTCTTAAATTTGAAGATTTGTTAAATTCTCCTCAAGAAATTTTAAATATAGTATATGATTATTTGGAAATCCCTAGATTTAATCATACATTTACTAAAATTGATCAGATAACCCAAGAAAACGATAGAATATTAGGATTTGGAGCTGATCATATTATAAAAAATAAATTAGAACCCTTAAAAGAAGATTACTTAGAAGTATTAGGACCAGATAATTGTAAATTTATAACTGATAGTTATCCTTGGTTTTATAAATATTTTGAATATAAAATATGAAAAAGTTACTTTATATAGCCCCACACCTTTCTACAGGAGGTCTACCACAATATCTTACTAAAAAAATAGAACTACTTAAAAACGAATTTGAAATTTATCTTGTAGAATGGGTAGATTGTACTGGGGGTGTATTAGTTGTTACTCGTAATAAAATTCTTAAATTAATTGATCCTGATAAAATTTTTACACTAGGAGAAGACAAACAAGAAATTATTAATATCATTAATCAGATTCAACCCGATATAATCCATCTAGAAGAAATTCCAGAGATGTTTATGGATTCTACTATATCTGAACAAATTTACACCTCAGATAGAAATTATATTATAGTAGAAACTTCTCATGATTCTTCATATGATACAACTAAAAAACGTTTTTTTCCTGACAAATTCATGTTTGTCTCTCAATGGCAAATTGATCAATATAAAGACATTGATGTTCCTAAAACATTAGTTGAATATCCTATTGAATATGTAGAACGTCCTAATCGTGAAAAAGCATTACGTGAATTAGGATTAGACCATAATAAACGTCATGTATTGCACGTAGGATTATATACCCCTAGAAAAAACCAAGCAGAATTCTTTGAATATGCTCGTCAACTTCCTAACGTACAATTTCATAGTTTAGGCAATCAAGCTGATAACTTTAAATGGTATTGGGAACCCTTAATAGAAAATAAACCTGATAATGTTATTTGGTGGAATGAACGAACAGATGTAGATGCTTTTTACCAAGCAATGGATCTGTTCTTATTTACATCTCGTGGTTCAGCTAATGATAAAGAAACAATGCCTTTAGTTATCCGTGAAGCTATTTCTTATCAAATACCAACATTAATTTATAATCTTGAAGTTTACCAAAACTATTTTGATAAATTTGATAAAGTAGATTATCTTGAATTTAACAACTTTGAAGAAAACCTTAACAAAATAAAAACTATGACTCAATCAGAACTTCTTGAATTTTGGTATGATGCCGAAAGTCAAAAAACTCATTTCTTAGCCCATTTAGATGAACAATTCTATATTACTATATCTGACTACAAAACAAACCTCCCAGTATATCAAGCGGGTCCTTTTAATCCCAATGAGTGGTATTGGTGTAATGTTGGTTCAACTAATGTAATAAGTGGTATTAATATAACCTTATATGATATAAATAAAAATTATATTAAAACCTATAATGTTGTAGATTTTAACAAAAATGATTACATAAGAATTAATGATGAAATAGTAGAAGTTCACAGAGATAATTTTGATCAATCTGCGGGGTGGTCATACGTAGAAGTATTTTTAAATGAAGATTATTCAGTAGTTCCTGATAATGCTAGGGTAGTTTTAGATATCGGAGCTAATATAGGTTTAACTACTTTATACATGTTAAGTAAAGGAGCTAAACAAGTATATAGTTTTGAACCCTCATCTTTAAATTTAAATTACTTAAGAAAAAACACAGAAAAATACCCTAATGTAGTTGTTATAGATAAAGCTATAAGTTATACCGACCATGAACAACTTACATTCTACTATTCAGATGTAGCCTCCAGTATAGGTACTTTAAGTGATTCAACTACAAATAAAACAACTAATAGTGAACAAGTAGGTACAATCAATATTAATAGTTTTATTTCTCAATATAATTTAGATAAGATAGATTACGTTAAGATAGATTGTGAAGGAGGAGAAAAAGCATTTTTTGAAACTATAACTGACTATAATCTAAAAAAGATTCAAATTATAGAAGGAGAAATTCACCAATGGATAACTTCTCACCAATTTCTTGATTTTTTAAAAGATAAATTAAATAGGTGTGGTTTTTCTTTTGATTTAGAAGATAAAGGTGCTGGATTATATTTGTTTATAGCTAAACAGCAAACCCCAAAACCTAACATTCAAATTAATCATCTTTTAACTAATCCTTTATCTGAAAGAGAACAAAAAAGTATAGCAAGTTTAACTAAATTAATTGATTATGGATTTAAATATAATCCTATGGTTAATCCTATTTACACAGAACTTCCACCTTCTCATAATTGTAGACGCCCTAATGAGGTTTCCCTCGAACCCGGTTACTATAAATTAGCCCCAGGTCACTATGGGTGTTACTTAGCACATAAAAAAGGCATTATAGAAACTCCAGTAGAAGGTATAGATGCTATACTATTAAATGAATGTGATTCTGTTATCAAAATCCCTGAATCAGAATTTGTAGAGTTAGTATATAAAGCTTATGATTTAGCTAAAGAATATGATTTACCTTTGGTTAATTTTGGTAAACAAATAAAAAATTCTCCAAAACAAGAAATTGACAAAGATTTTAGCATAATGGATAGACAATCAGAGGCTCATTGTCTTTTAATTCCTACCTCTAAACTCCCATTATTTAAAGACGTATTTAATCTACCTTGGGACACCCCAGATTTATTATATAATGTATCTATAGTTAATAAAGGGATAATTAATGCTCCTGCTGCTTTACAAACTACTGGGGAAAGTTTATTAGATAAAGGAAAAATTAAGTTTGAAGATTATGAAGAATAAAATATCTATAGTTACTCCTTGTTATAATGGAGCTCCTTATCTTAACGAATTAGCTGAAAGTATCCTTTCTCAACCTTATGAAAACTGGGAATGGGTTATTTGCGATGATATGTCTACGGACAATAGTTTAGAAGTAATCGATTCTTTAGTAGCTCGAGATTCTAGAATTATTAGAAAAGATGCTCCTAGTAAAAAATATTACTGGTGGAACCCCCAAAAAGCAGCCTCAGGTGATATTGTAGTACCTTGGGATGTTGATGATAAAATGTTTCCTAATAGTTTAGAAATAATTAATTATTATTTTAATAAATTCCCTGAAGTACTTTTAATTCATTTTAATGGTTTTAAATACCATGAACATTTACCTCAATCTAAAGAACAACATTTAGATAATTATGTAAACCAAGTTTATATTACTTCAACTAACGATTCATTTTTAGAAGGATTTTTAAATTTAGGTAGACGTAGTAATGTATTTGGGTATACTCGTTGTTGGAGAAACATTCCAATCGAATTCCCAGAACATGTTGATGGTGATGTTTGTTTAAGTAATGATGGGCAATACGTTTTAATGCTTGAAGAACGTGGAAAATGGTTAACCATCCCCAGAAGCAATTGTATTGTAAGGCAACATTTTGATTCTGAAAATTTTGTTAGATGGAATCAAAGAGGAGAAGCAATTTTATCTGAACAAGCTTCTTACAGAAGAAAAGACCTTATTTTAGACCCAGTTAGAAAAATAACTTACTTTGATGAGATTATAGATGTAGCTGAGTGTACTTATGCTTCTAAATTGAATTGGGAAGAGTTTAGACAAAATATCTGTTTTCATAATTTTAATCTAAACGAAAGACAAAAACAAAAACTTCAAGAATTATTTTTTGATCATACTGTTTTATTTGATTCTTTTGAAGAAAATATATCTTATCATTATGTAAATGTTGATATTAATTTTAATTTAGATCGAATCAAACAAACTTTAAATAATATTATTCATGGGGAAATAATTGTGTTTATTCAAAACACCCACTTTTACAGCAATAATCGTACTGGAGATAAACTAATTGAACAATTAGACCAATATTTAAGTGGTGTTTATGGACATTATTGGAGCGTCCAAGATAATAGAAAAATTTATGTAATAAATAAATCCCGAAAAAATCGCTTAAAAATAGCTCAAATAGATTTAGGTTATGGAATGCAAGTTCCTCCTAGAAAGTGGGGTGGGTTAGAAGAAGTTCAAGGTCAATTAATATTAGAAGGTAAAAGAAGAGGACATAAAATCGACTTAATTTCTTTAGATAGTTTTCTAAAAAACACCCCCGAATATGATTTATGCCACATCCACTCAGGAGTATTTATTCATTCTTTAAAACAACGTAATTATAAAAATGTAATTTATACTTTACATGATGTTCATCCTTTTTTATGGGGTAAAGAACATTCAAATAGCCAAGATCAATTACAAGCTAATCTTTATTCTAAACATACTGTATCTTTATCTGATTATTATATAGATTGGTTTGATAATAAAGACAACCTAATTAAAGGATTTGTCCCAGTTGACACTAATTATTGGAAGATAGATTTTAATAAAAATCTTAATAATCATAAAATTATTTGTATTGGAGCTAATGATGATCGTAAAGGATTTTATTTAGCCGCAAGAGCTGCTAAACAATTAGATATTCCTATTACTATTGTAGGTCCTGTAAGAGAAGATTGGATAGAAAATGAATTAATCGAACTTAACCAAAACTGGGGTAAACTTACTAGATTATATGATACTCCTAAATCACAAATTAAAGAACTTTACAAACAACATACTATAATGGTTCATCCTTCAAAAATTGAAACCGGCCAACCTTGCCTTTCTGTACTTGAAGCTTGCTCTAGTGGATTAGCTGTTATATCTTCTCTAAACGATGACTATACTAATATATGGGGTATTATTCCTTGTGTTAGAGATGTTGATGATATTAAAGATAAAATTACTTATTCTATAAATAATTGGATTAATGTTTCTAAGAATGCTAGAAAGTTTGTAAAAACAGAACGTACTACAGAAAAGCATTGGGAATTTTACGAAAATTTGTATAAACAAATGTTATGAAAGAAATTTTAATTAAAGAATATAATTCTACTCTACCTTTAAATATTCCTTTTAAAGAAGCATCTAATGAATTTATTCTTCATTTTTGTAATGGACCTTTTTTTGAAATAAAAGGAGATAAAAAAGCACAATATAATGTTAAGTTTATAAATTCTAATACTGATGAACTTGTATACGAAACTACTATAAACAATAATATGTGGACTTCATGCAGTCCTAAGTATTATATTCCTTGGAAAGTTATTGTAAATGAAACCTATAATGATACTACTACTGAATTTATTAATCATTCTTTAAATTTAAAAGGTAGAAGAGTTTATATACATTTAGATTCAAAAGCTATTGGTGATACTTTAGCGTGGTTTCCATATGTTGAAGAATTTAGAAAAAAACATAATTGCCAAGTAATTTGTTCTACTTTTCATAATGATTGGTTTATTGCTCAATACCCCGAAGTAGAATTTATAACCCCTGGAACTTCAGTTCCTGATATTATAGCTCAATATAATATAGGATGGTATTATAATGAAAATGATAATCCTGACTTTGGAAAAGTTCCTATTGATTTTAGACAAGGTTATTTAGGTAGAATAGCTAGTAATATTTTAGGATTAGAAGAAAAAGAAATTAAACCTAATATTAGTATTTTAGATAAAAAATCTACTATTAAAGGAAAATATGTCTGTATTTCTCCCCATGCTTCAGCTCATGCTAAATACTGGTTACATCCTAATGGGTGGCAAGAAGTAATTAAATATCTAAACCAAAAAGGATATAAAGTAGTTTTAATTAGCCATGAACCCCTAAATGATGCTTGGCACGATTCTAAATTAAATTCTACAATAAAAGGTGTTCTTAATAAATCAGGTAATAAGTACCCTTTAGAAGATAGAATAAATGACATTAAACATGCTGAGGCTTACATAGGAGTTGGTAGTGGGTTAGCTTGGTTATCATGGGCTGTAGAAACTCCTGTAGTAATGATCTCAGGATTTAGCACTCCAGATAGTGAATTTACAACTGGAGTAGAAAGAGTATTTAATTCTAGTGTATGTAATGGGTGTTATAATAAAGTTAGATTAGATGCTAGCGACTGGGAATGGTGTCCTTTCCATAAAGGAACAGAACGTCAATTTGAATGTTCTAAAACTATTACTCCTCAAATGGTAATAAATGCTTTAAACAAAATACTTAATATTTATTAATATGGAAACAAAAGTTTTAACACAAGAAGAACTTACACAACTAAGAGATCTTCAAAATCAACAAAATGATATTTTAGCTAGTCTAGGTTCACTTGAATATAGAATTACTTTATTAGAGAGTAACAAAGCTATTTTAAAATCACAAATAGTTGAACTAGAAAAAACTAGCGCTGATTTGGGGGTTAAATTAACCGAAAAGTACGGAAGTGGTAATCTTAATTTAGAAACAGGTGAAATTACTATAGAATAAAATTTTCTAACATTTAGTTATATTTAAAGGTTTTATAAAGATTTTTGACGGAATTTCATATATTTATAATAAAACCAAAAACATAACTTGCAATGGCAGAAACTTTAATTTCACCTGGAGTATTAGCTAGAGAAAATGATAGCTCATTTATCACTCAACAACCAGTAACCGTAGGCGCAGCTCTTATAGGACCCACTGTAAAAGGTCCTGTAGAAATCCCTACAGTAGTTACTACTTACTCCGATTATCTAAATAAATTTGGTGGCACTTTTTTAAGCGGAGGTGCTGAATACAGCTTTTTAACTCAAATTGCTGCTTACAACTATTTCCAACAAGGTGGAGAAAGTTTAGTAGTAGCTAGAGTAGCTTCAGGTTCATTTGCTTCTGCTACTTCAAATACAAGTGAAGTTAATGGTGGTTTAGGTATTCCTAATTATGCTATAGCTACTACAGCTTCTGCTACTATAGATATTGCAGGTCTTGTAAATCCTACAGGCTCATTTATATTAAATGGTATTACAATTGCTATTACTGGTAGTGTCCCACCAGCTAATACTTCTACTACAATCTTTGTAGCTTCTGGTTCTACTGCAGCAAATTCAGTAGCATCTGCATCAGTTGCTATTAATAATAGCTCCTCAGTAGCTCCTTATAGTGCTTCATTACTATATGTGAGTGCCAGTAGTGCAACAACTAATCTTACAATTTTCTCTAAAACCAACTCAGTAGGTGTTTTAGGTAATACATTTACACTAATATCAGGAAGTACAACTACAACTTTATCAGGTGGTACTTCAAACCCATCATTTACTCTTAAAACTATTTCAGAAGGTACCATCATGAACAACTCAGGTTCACTAGGTACTAATGGTATTTTAAGTAGTGGTTCAGCCGATAACGTAAGATGGCAAATCTCCAACTCAGATACAGGTTCAGGCACATTTAGTTTACTAATTAGACAAGGTGATGATACAACTACAGAACCCATTGTTTTAGAGACTTGGCCTAATTTATCGTTAGATCCAACTCAACCAAACTTTATTTCTAGAGTAATTGGTGATAGTTTCCAAACCTATGATGCTAGTGAAAACTATGTTAAAGTAATTGGTAATTATCCTAATAATTCAAGATATGTTTATGTAAGTGCTGTAAATTCACCTACACCATTGTATTTTGATAATAATGGAACAGCTAAAGCACAATTTACATCTTCTATACCAATTGTATCACAAGGTACTTTTACTGGAGCAACTGGTAATTTATTCTATGGTGGTGGTGCTAAATTCTATGATGCTATCACAGGTACTACAAATCTACAAGGTATTAATGCTACTGACTATACTGATATGATTGCTTTAATGGCTAATCAGGATGATTATAGATTCAATGTAATTACAGCCCCAGGTCTTAACTTAACAGATAATACAACTCAATTAACTACTTTAGCTAACACAATCCAGTCTAGGGGTGATGCAATTGTAGTTTTAGATCCTGTAGCTTATGATTCAAGCATAGGTCAAGCTACTACAGCTGCTTCAGCAATTAATAACTCATATGCGGCTACATATTGGCCCTGGTTACAAACTATTGACCCAGGTACTGGTCAATTAGTGTGGGTACCAGCTGCTACTATGATTCCGGCAGTATATGCGTTTACTGACAGTGTCTCTGAACCATGGTTCGCTCCGGCAGGTATTAACCGTGGTGGTTTAGATACCGTAGTAAGAGCGGAAAGAAAACTTTCACAAACAAATCGTAATGATCTATATGTAGGTAATGTAAACCCAATTGCTACATTCCCAGGTACTGGAGTTGTAGTATATGGTCAGAAAACTCTACAGAAAAAAGCATCTGCACTTGATCGTGTAAATGTACGTAGATTGTTAATTGCTCTTAAGTCTTACATTTCTCAAGTAGCTAACAACTTAGTGTTTGAACAAAACACAATTGCTACAAGAAACCAATTCTTAAGCCAAGTTAACCCTTATCTTGAATCAGTTCAACAACGTCAAGGTTTGTACGCGTTTAGAGTAATTATGGATGATTCCAATAACACTCCGGACGTAATTGATAGAAATCAGTTAGTAGGTCAGATTTATCTACAACCAACTAAGACTGCTGAATTCATTTACCTAGATTTCAACATTTTACCAACAGGAGCTACTTTCCCAGCATAAGAGTTGTAATTAACGATATTTATAATAAAATAAACAATATAGCAAAATGGCAGTATTAGATCCAAACGAAATATTTTTCACAGCGTTTGAACCCAAACAGGCAAACCGTTTTATCATGTATATTGATGGCATCCCATCTTATACAATTAAAGCAATCGGTGCTGTAACTTTAACACAAGGAAATGTACCTCTAAACCACATTAACGTTCAACGTTTTGTGAAAGGAAAAACAGTTTGGAACCCCATTCAGTTCACATTATTTGATCCTATCACTCCTTCAGGTGCTCAGGCAGTAATGGAATGGGTACGTTTACACCACGAATCAGTAACTGGTAGAGATGGTTACTCAGACTTCTATAAGAAAGATTTAACTTTTGATGTATTAGGACCTGTAGGCGATATCGTATCAGAATGGATAATTAAAGGAGCATTTATTACTGATGCTAATTTTGGTGATTACTCATGGGACTCTCCAGATACTGCTATTAACCTTACAATGACAGTTCAACCAGACTACTGTGTATTGAACTTCTAATAGAAATTTAAATAAAATTAAATTTAAGCTTGGCTATGCCAGGCTTTTTTTTTACCTTATAGTATAATCTATAAAGGACAGGTTTTTTAACATCTAATACTACTCAAAAATATGGAAACAATATCATTTCTTTTAGGTGTGGCTGCTGTTATTACTCTGGTAATAGTTGTGGTTACGTTTATGAACTATGTGACAATCAAAAATCTTATTAAAGATATAAAAAATCTTGAACAGGTTGAACAAAGGTTATACGATCATTCTAACAATCTAGACCAAACCTTCAGGCAGGAACTAGAAACTATCTACCGTCATATCGACAGTAGGGTGGATAAGCTTGAAGAAAAAACAAAAAACCAGTTGAAGGATCTTACCTCAACTAAATCTAATTAATTAACCCGTTAGAAAACCTCCCTTTATAGTATTTATAAACATATAACCGTTATAACAAATAATTTATGAACGAAACAAAATTCCCAACAGAAATTGTAGAATTACCTTCTCAAGGTCTTATTTATCCTGCAGATCATCTCCTACACAGTGGTAAAATAGAAATGAAATACATGACTGCTAAAGAGGAAGATATTTTAACTAACCAAAACTATATCCAAAAAGGTATTGTTCTAGATAAGCTTTTAGAGGCTTTAATTATGAATAAATTTAGCCTTAAAGATATGATTACAGGTGACAAAAACTCCTTAATTGTAGCTTCACGTATCTTAGGTTATGGTAAAGATTATACATTTACTTATGGAGGTAAAGAATACACTGTAGATCTTACAACTCTTGATAATAAACTATTTGATACTTCTTTAATAACCTCACGGGGCACATTTAAATTCACCCTCCCAGTTTCTAAAACTGAAGTAGAATTTAAACTTTTAACAGCTAAAGATGAGGAATTAATTGATCAAGAAATTCAAGGTCTTAAAAAACTCAACAAAGAATTATCTTCAGAAATCACTACTCGTTTAAAGTACCAATTAACAACTGTTGATGGTTCACAAGATAAAAATGTTATTAAGGAATTTGTAGAATTTAATTTATTAGCGGCTGATTCTAGAGCATTAAGACTCTATATTAAAGAAGTAGCTCCTGATGTTAATTTAAGTTTTACTACAGAAAGCGGTGAGGAGGTCGCTATCCCAATTAATCTTACCTTTTTTTGGCCTGACATCTGAGATAATCCCTCAAGTTCGTATGGCTTTATTTAGCCAAATTCATGAAATAATATTTCATGGTCAAGGTGGGTATGACTATGAAACTATTTATAATATGCCTATTTGGTTAAGGAAGTTTACCTTTAATAAAGTTAAAGAATGGTATGATCAATCTAAATCCAACAAAAATGAAAATAGTTGGCTATCAGGTGAAGCTAAAGAAAACGCAGCTAAAAATAAAAAAATAAAACCACCAACTTATGTTACGAAGGCATCCAAAAAGTGATGCCTTCTGATATTTATAATAAAATATCCTTATGGCTATAGACGACGATTTATCTAGGGCAGAGAAAAATTTAAGAGATAGACTTACTAACGCTGGAAAAATAGCGAAGGATATTACTAACAAAGCTTTTAGAGAATTAGTTAATTCTATAGATGAATATAGTAAATCTCTTGATCAAATAACTAATGATTTAGAAAAACAACTAAATATTTATTCTGAAATAAAGTTTCAAGCTGATGGATTTGGTAAAGCTTTACAAAAACAATTACCTTTCATTGAAAAGAATAAAGATTTATCTCAAAAATTAGTTGGAATCTATAAAGAAGAAAATAAACTATTAGATAGATTAGTTAGATATCAAGAAGATCTTATTACAGGTGAATTAGATTATAGTCAAGCAGCTAAAGCTGTGGCTGATACTAAAAATTTACAATTTTCTATTGATCAAAGACTTCGTGACATAGGAGATGAGATAAATAAGGTTACTCAAGAAATAGCAATAGCTAATGAAGCAGATAAAGATACTTTAAAGTCTAAATTACGTGCTTTACAAGAAATTAATGATGCTTTAAAAGGTGCAGAAACTGCTACTGGTGATATAGCTAAGAATTTCCAAGGAATGGCTGATCAATCCCAAGAAATAGAAGCCCTAACCGGTACCTTATTCTCAGGATTAAAAAAAACTAGTATAGGTAAATTAATAGATTTTGATTCTGTAAATAAAGCTATGAAAGCTACCAAAGCAGGTGGTGCCAGCACCTTTACTACTTTAAGTGTAGGAGCTAAAGCGTTTGGTTCTTCTTTAAAAGCAGCTTTAGGACCTATTGGCTTAATACTAATAGCTGCTGAAGCCATACAAAAAGCATTTGAATTATTTGTTGAAGCTAGTTTTGCTGCTGATAAACGAGTAACTGAAATAGCTAAAAATCTAAGTATAGGAAAAGAAGCAGCTCGTGGCATATATGATAACTTAACTGATTTAAAAGGTACATTAGATACTGAATTTGCTACTACTGAAAATTTAGTTAAAGCATTTAGTGAAATAGCTACTTTAACAGAATTTTCAGCTATAGGTAGTAAAGAACAATTAGAAACCCAAATTGTTTTAACTAACCAATTAGGTCAATCAGTTGAAGAAGCTCAAGCTTTACAAGGTATATTTGCAGTTAATAATGTAGAAGCTGATAAAGGTTTAGATATTGTATATGATCAAATAGCAGCTTTTGCTAATCAGAATAAAATAGTAGCTGATGGTAGACAAATTCTAAAACAAGTACAAGGTGTTAGTAAACAAGTTCTTCTTAATTTTAAAGGAAATACATCTGAATTAGTTAAAACTGTTTTACAAGCTAATAAATTAGGTTTATCATTAAATCAAGTTAATAAAATAGCTGGTTCATTACTTGATTTTGAACAATCAATTGAAGCTGAATTAACAGCTGAATTACTCACTGGAAAACAACTTAACTTAGATAGAGCTAGATATTTTGCTTTAACCAATGATATAGCAGGATTAACTGAAGAAATTACAAAAAGTGGAGCTGATCAGTTATTCTTAAATGCCAAAACTCGCCCTGAACAAGAAGCCATAGCTGCAGCTTATGGCATGCAAGTTGAGGAAATGGCTGATATGATATATAAATCTAAACTTATAGACCAAGTAGCAGGTGATACTACTAAAAAATTAAGAGAACAAGCTAAATTACAAGAACAAAAAGGTAATTTATTTGAAGCTGAACGTTTAAATGCCGAAGCTGCTGCTATTGAACAAGGAATTGTTGAAGGTAAATCATTAGAACAAGCTCAAAAATCAGTAGATACTCAAGCTAAATTTAATTTAGCCTTAGAAAGAGCTAAAGAAATATTTACTGATGTGGTTGATGGTGGTCTTTTAGATGGACTTGTAAGTACTTTAGAAGATTTAGTACGTAGTTTAGAAGTTTTAGGGTTCACTTCAGGAGTAAAATCATTAGATCAACAATCCACCCAAGCTAAAAAAATTCAAGAACAAAAAAGTAATAAATTATCACCTGAACGAATAGCTGAACTTCAAGACATTGCTAACAGAGAAATGGGATTATTTGGATTTACAAATGATTTAATTCCTGTTTTTAATAGTAGTGTAGAAGAAGCTAGAAAAACACTAGCTCAAGCCGAAAGTGGAAGAACTATAAATGCTGACGATTTTACAATTCGCACCCACCCAAAAGATGAACTAGTAATAGCAGGGGGTACTAACTTAAGTGGAGGATCAAACCAAGAAATGATAGGACTTTTACAAAAACTAGTTTCTGCAACAGAACAAAGCAGACAAGTAACAGTAGCTGTAGATGGTGAAGCTATATTTTCAGCTATGGGTAAAACACCAATGAAATAACATATTTATAATAAACATTAAATTCACAAATAAATTGTTTAACCCTAATATTTAACAAAATGCCAGATATCGACAGAATTTACAATCAAAATGGTTCTAAGTACGACCCACGTGGTAACAACGGAAAACCCCCACAGGGAGGAGATAATAACTCAGGAGACAAAAATAAGTACGGTGACCGTAAACCTTATGGAGCAAATCGTCCATAGTAAATTATGGATTTATTACAAAGATTACTTAATCCTAATGCTGTAGGGGGTACTAATCTTACCCCCTACTATGGGACTACTCCTTTTATAAACCCATTAGCTACTAAGTCTTCTAAACTACATGCTGATGGGGGTAGACCCGGATATTCTCTAGATGGTTCATTTAAAAATCAAGTAACTGCAGATTATACCGAATATAACGACGGTTATAATAATGCTTTACCTCAACCATCACAACTAGATTTAAACGGAAAAACTCCTTTAAAGTATTCTGATAATCCTCCTAGATAATGTCATTATTACAAATACTTACTGACCCCCAAAATTTTAGATTTTATGCTGGTGGTAGGGGCCATGTCTCTAACGCTGCATCTTTTGGTCAAACAAGTATTCCGTATGGTAATGACACTAAAGGAGGAGGTTCAAGTAACCAACCCTATATCAAATCCCCAATCCCTGATGAATTAACAGCTAATCCATCAGATTATATTTTAAGAGGAGGAGTATTAAATAACATCCAAACTTCAGCTCAAGATGTTAGTAGACTAACTAAAATGTTTTTAGATACAAAATCTACTAATGGTTTATTTTTTACCTTAAAACAAGAGCAACTATCAGCCACAGCTGTTAGAACCCAAGCTAGTCCTAGATTTGGTTTAAATGGGCAACTTTATGATCCTTTAAATACATTAGCTCAAGCAGGTGTTATTTCTCAGGGTACTCACTTAAATAAACAAGGAGCAAACCCATTTGCTGAAACTGGTGCTTATGCTAATGGTAATGACAGTTTATATGGTATAGTAGTTACTAAAAACCAAGAAATTATAGATAACCGTTTAGTCCAATTAAGTGGAGGACGTTTGGTTAACAATAACGCTCAAGGACCAGATGATGCCTTTATTATGAGATATAATGGTGGTCCTGGTTCTTTTAGAGGAGTAGGTAGAACTATAATTAGATTTGGTAAAGATTCTAAAACATTCCTCTCTTTACAAAGAACTAATGATATTCCTTCATCATATAGCCAAAATACTTGGGTATATAATAGTTATTTACTTAGAAATACTGAAACTGAAGACACCCAATCCCCAGTAGGAGCTGGAGTAAACAATAAAGTAAATTTTAGATCCCCTAAAATTCAAGATTTTAGAAAAATCTTAAGAAATAACCTATCAGGAACTTCACTTCGTTCAGCTGAAAATTCAGGTGCTACTCCTGACACTCCTAATTATCAAACTAAAAATTACGAACAAAATTTTAACTTTACTGATCCTGGCCAACGTGCTGGTAAATCCTATGTAAGTTATGTTAATGGAGTTGAATATACTGATGGTGATGGTGTCCCTACAACTAAAGTAGGAGCAGTAGATAAAATAAATGCTTTACCTATCTATAGAAGTAACCAAATGGATATTTCTGAAACTACAAATGATTTTGTAAAATTTGTAATTGCCCCTATAGATAACAATAATCCAGCATTTAGTACATTTATGCATTTTAGAGCATTATTAGATTCATTTAATGATTCATACAATGCTAGTTGGAATAGTACAAAGTATTTAGGAAGAGGTGAAAATTTTTACACTTACGATAGTTTTACTAGAACTGTTGCATTATCTTTTACGGTTGCTGCCCAATCAAAGCAGGAACTTATCCCAATGTATAAGAAACTTAACTACTTAGCTTCTCAATTAACTCCAGATTATAGTCCATCTGGTTATATGAGAGGTCCTTTAGTTAAATTAACAGTAGGAGGTTATCTATATGAACAACCTGGCTTTATCCAGGACTTGTCTTATGATTTAATTACCGATGCTCCTTGGGAAATTGCTATAAATGAAGAAGGTGGGGTTGATGGTACTGTTAAGCAATTATCTCAAATGGTTAAAGTTACAAGTTTTACATTTGTTCCGATTCATACATTTGTACCAAGTAAACAAGGTTTAGGAACTATTAATCCTAATAGAACTGTAGAAAATGTAAATACTCAAGCTAGTTTAATTGACGAGAATACTTATGGCCCACAACGTTATATAGCTTTAAATGACGCTAGTGGTATTTCTAATTATGATAATTAATGAATAGATATCAAGGAATTCCAATCACTAAAGAAGACTCAGGAAAACGAGCTTATGTAACATCTCGTTATCCTGAAGTACCTTTATCTGAAAATGATATCTATGTCTACACTACTCAAGGAGATAGATATGATATTTTATCTTTAAATTATTATGGTGATTCATCTTTATGGTGGGTTATCTCTATAGCTAACCCAAACATTGGACTTAATTCATTAGTAATCCCAGAAGGTGTACAAATTCGTATACCTAATAATTTTGCACAAATAGTAAGTGAGTTTAAGTTAATAAATCAATAAATGTTATGAATATAGTAGGAGAGGGTTTACCAACTAATATAGGAAACCAAATTAGAACAAGACAAAAAATTTATGGTTCTATAAATAGAACGACTGAAGAAATATTATATTTAAATAGTCGTACTTCTTTCGTTAAAGCTGTTTCCTCAGTCGATATTGAAAATTACAATACAGGTTCTATAATTAATACTAGACCCGAATTATCCTCTATTATCTCTAATTATGGTGGGGATAAGTTAGCTAAAAATTTTATTTTATTTAATGGTACCTCTAAAGAAGGCGGAGGTTTAAGAGCGGGAATCCCTCAAGAACTTTTAACCGGAGCTAATCAATATGTAAATGATTTTGCTTATGGTTTAGGAGGTACTGAATTTGGTGCAAGACCTATGCCTGGTATTATGTCTATGCAAACCACAAGTCAAGGTACTTATGGTTCAATTGAATCTACTACACTCAATATTAAAGCTTATAATCGTATTCAATTTGAAATAATAGATTTACTCTATTTAAGATTAGGGTATAGTGTTTTAGTTGAATGGGGTAATACAAGTTATTTTGATAATAATGGAGATTACGTCCCTGAAAATTTATATACCCTAGAATCAGAATTTTTAGCAGGTAATCTTAACCCTAATAGTATATATTCTAGAATTGAACAATATAAATTAGAATCAAACGGTAATTACGATGCTATTTATGGTATTGTAACTAATTTTGATTGGACTCTTGACCAAAATGGGGGTTATGATATAACTGTTAAACTAATTAGTAAAGGTGATATTATTGAATCTATCAAATCTGCTGTTTTAGTTAGTGAAAAAACAGATATAGCTGAACCTAAACCTTTAACTAATGAAGAATTTAAAGAAATAGTTCAACAACAAACTAACAATAATAAAGAAGTAGAGGATCTTATTAAAAAAGGTACTTCTTCTTCAGATGCCGAAAAAATAGTACAAATACAAAAATTTATAAAAAATACTAATTTTAAAACAGGCAAACCCTCAACCTCAAACACAACAACAACTCCCACTACTACTACAACAGATGAAAAAAATTCAGCAACTGTTATAAAAGATTCATCAAGTTTAGGTAGATTATATTATAATGTTCAACAGATTTTTAATAGTCTATCTAATTCTAATATTCAATGGGATTTTGTTTACTATTCTGGGGTTTATACACCCTCAGATAGATCAGATATCAAATCATTCTTTTCTCAAACCTATCAAACTCCTAAAACAGGAGAAAATGTTTCAAATGAAAGTCCAACTAAATACTATATTAGATTTGGCACATTATTAGCATTTATTGAAACTAATTTAATCCCTAAAGAAAAAAAAGGAGATACATTATACCCTAGTATTAATATAGATTATAATGTAAATACTAATTTATGTTATACTAATAATCTGCAAATTAGTGCCGATCCTAATATTTGTTTAATTAGCACCTCAGTAAAATCAAAAGATGGAAATCAAGAATTTTATTTTGCTAAAAATGCTAGCCCTTATAAAACAACTATAGCAAAAACACAAGTAGGTCAAATAATGAATATTTACATTAATTTTGACACTATAATAGAAATTATAAATTCTAATGGAGATCCCAAAAACCAAACTAGCATTTATACTCTTTTAGAAGTTCTTTGCAATAAACTTTCAGTTTCTTTAGGAGGTATAAATACTTTTAGACCTTTTATTGACACTAGTACTAATACTATTAAAATTATAGATGAAACTGCTCTTCCTAATAGAAATGATATTCTAACTAGTGACACTATAGGAGGTAAAAGTACAGTTAATGACCCGGTAATTCAAATATATGGGTATAATTATCTTAGAGATTCCCAAACAAATAATATAACTCAGGGTTATGCTGGATTTGTTAAAAATTTTAGATTTACATCTAAATTAGATCCAAAATTTGCTCAAATAATTTCTATTGGAGCTACTGCCCAAGGTGGTATAGTAGGTGAAGACGCGACAGCTTTTACTTCCTTAAACCGTGGTTTAAAAGATAGAATTAAACCTGAAATCTTTGCCTCTTCGGGTTTTAAAGCTGACAGTACAATTAATATTGAAACTAAAAGTGCTGAAGATCAATTTAAAGATTCTTTAGCTGATTTTGAAAGTTATATAGGAAGTATTGGTATTGAAAAAACCCTTAAAAATATTCCTATACTTAATGAAGCTGAAATTTCAAGTTATACTAGCTTATTTGCTAATATAATGCAATACACAGAAACTAAAAATGCAGTCACTCAGAAAAAAAGTTCAGGCACTATGGGTTTTATCCCAGTTAGTGTAGGACTTACTTTAGATGGAATTTCAGGTCTTAAATTACTTAATGGTATTAAAGTAGATACTTCATATCTTCCTTCTAATTACCCTGAAACAATGTTATTTGTTATTTCTAAATTAGCTCATAAAGTTGAAAATAACATATGGACTACAGAATTAGAAACTATTATGACCCCAGATAATTCAGTCCAATCTGATGCTACTATAAATGTTAAATCTAGAAGACAAACAGGTCAAAGTAGTGGATCAGGAAATAATAGATCAGGTAGTGATAGTGGAAATTCTTCGGGTTCAGATTCATATTTTAGAGGTTCAGTTGAATCTACTTTAGAAGAAACTGTTAGCTTTTTAACAGATATATTAAAAGGATTAGGAATTAGTAATCCAAATCAATACCAAATTCAATTTATGAAATCTTGGAGACAACATGAAGGAGCTAAAGCTGCTTGGAACCCCTTTAATACAACAAAAACTTTTGGAACTGATGAACCTATATACAATTATGCTAATGTTAGAAACTATGCTACTAGAGAAGAGGGATTAAAAGCAACTATTTATACTTTAAACCTTAGTTACTATACTGAAGTTATAAAAGCTATAAAGGCTATAAAGGATGAAAATGGTATTACCACTGCTATAGTAGCTGTAAATAATTCTCCTTGGGGTAGTAAATTTAAGCCAGCGACAGCTAGCTCTTGGAAAACTCTTAATAATCTTATATGGAAATCCCCTATAGTTCCTAGATAATTAAAAAGTATAAAAATGTATTATCCTAAATCTCAAATAAAACCTAATCTATATACAAATGGAGATGAGTATGTTATTCAAGCTACTCAAGCTCCATATGTAGGATATTATTATGCTACTAGTACAGGTCAATACTTTACAGGAAGAACTCCAGATGATAGGCCTAACCAAGAACTGATTAAAATTGTTTCTTCACAACAAATAGGATTAACTCAAAACTCACTTGACTCTTCAAGAAACATATCTACACCTGTTTTTAATTCTCCTAGATTACAAGCTGTAGATACTATTGTCGATAATAATAATTCTAATTCACCTATAGATTATGCTCAATTAAAAAGTCTAAACACATTTACTGAATCCATTACTTTAGTTCCCTACTATATAGCTTCAGTCCCAACTGAACAAGATTATCAAATTGGAGAATTTAGAAGATACTTTTGTAAAAAGACAAATGAAATATTATATTTAGAAATTAATAAAGCTACTTACGATAAATTAATAGTTAAAGATATTCAATATCTATATTCATTATACGAACCTTTTAACTTACCTTGGAAATTAACAGGTACTAAAGAAGAAGTAGAAAAAATAAATCGTAATATAGTAGAATTAACTTCTAAAAGACTTCAATTACCACAGCTTGGCAGATACTTAAAGGATGATTACCTTAAGTACTACAAATGAGGTAAATAAGTGTTTTGGTTAATAGAAAATAAAGGTCAACTAGAGGAGTTTTGCTATAAGGGTTTTAAAGAAGCGTTTGTGGAGATAATTCCATACTCTCCATTTATTCACCCAATCCAAAATTCCATCTGTGCTATCTACATCCGTCCAATAAGAGATGTAAAGGGATATTTACTACCTATTTTTCACACAGAGGTAGAAGAAAATTTATTTGAGGATAAGGTATTTAAATTTATAAAAGGATTAGATAAGATATATTGTAGAGATAAAAAAGAATTTCTCCATTATTTTCCTCTTAAGCAGCTTGTTGACATAACCCTATCCTCCCCTACGTATATACAACCCACTTCGGCTCACGAATTTATATATAGAAAATACTCTAGTAGACCGGATGTAAACATATTAGTTCCAATAGTTAAACACTATCAATATTGTGAATCCATTTTTGAGGAATTAGAGCATTTGATAGATGAGCCTATTAACGAGTTTTATAATCATAAAGTAAGTTGGATGCTATACGGTATAGAGCAAGCGGGATTAACCGTTGATACCGCGCTATACGAGCAGTATTTTGAGCAAAGCACGGAGGGCGTGGTCTATACCCAATATAACTTTAAAACGCTCACAACACGCCCATCAAACACATTCAATAAAATAAATTATGCCGCACTTAATAAAGAAAACGGGTGTAGAAAAGCTTTTATCCCGCGTAATTCAAACCTTGTGGAACTCGATATTGGTGCTTACCACCCTACTTTATTATCTAAATTGGTTGGTTATGATTTCGGTGATGTGGATATTTATAGTCACTTTTCGCAAATTTACGGGTTGGATAGACAAGAAGCAAAAATTTTAACCCTACAACAACTATATGGGGGGATTTTACCCCAATATGAGGGCCTTGAATTTTTTAAAAAGGTAAAAGTATATGTAGAGGATTTATGGGAGGTGTTTAATAACTCTGGGCAAGTTATCGTGCCAATTTCAGGATATTGCTTTAAAAAGGATAAGCTGGAAAACATGAACCCACAAAAGCTGTTAAATTATGTGATTCAAAACTTGGAGACAGCATATAACGTTAATATATTGTGGGAAGTATTCAAGATATTAAAAGATAAAAAAACTAAACTTGTATTATATACATTTGATTCGTTTTTGTTTGATTGGAGCGACGATGAGCGCGAAGTTTTAACAGAGATTCAAAAAGTATTTAAAAAGTATAAATTAAATATAAAAGTTGCGCATGGAACCAGTTATGACTTTCGACCTACCATATGATATTTATGGGGTAGACAACCCCATAAACTTCACAGATTTGAATAATAAGTTATTTTGTACATTTACCACATTAGAAGGTGTAAATGATTTGGTAGACTCTATTCAAAGAAGTTATACTGTAATGTACAGTAAGATATTTGTATTGGAGGTTAAAAATAACAATGAGTATGTTTTAACGTACAACATTGAGATGGCTAACATAGCTAGTATCCCAGAAAACACGATTTTGGTTCATCGTAAAAAAGAATCAAACACTCTATACACAATTAACGCCCTGAACGAGCTTATCAAAAGCTTAAATGGTGGGGTGGTAGATACACGTTTCCAGATTGACTGGCAACACTACAAAAACACGATTTTGTTAACTCAACAAAACGAGCTAAAGCAATTGAAGACCAAAATCCACGAGATTATTGAATTGTAGTAAAATTTGTATATTTATAACAAATAATTTAGACACAATGGACAACTTTGATTACAAAAAATACTTAGTAGAGAATAAGCTTACTGCTGGTTCTCGTTTAAGTGAAAATGTAGATACTTTACAATGGCCTGATGCTATTCGTAATTTTATTACAACTAATTTGTCTAGTGATGAAAAAGAATTATATTTAGTAGTTAAAGCATTAGAAAAAACATTAG